CTCCGCATGATCGGAGGCTCGGGCATGGTCTGGCTTACAGATCGCGCCCTGTTAATGGATGTTCCGATGGAGATCATCAGGCACGAGCGTTGTACGCCACCACAGCACCGCTTGAGATCTGGAAGCCGGTGATGTTTCCAACCAGCGGGAATCCAGCGGGAATCGTCTTCGAGAGCCAAGTGCCGGCGATACGGTGTCCGGTGATCGACGTGAAAACAGTCGGCTCGGTCGGGATCAAGCCAGACCATGCGCCGGTCTGCGCTGCGGTAGTGGTAAACAGCTCGAAGCCTTCGCGGCCCATGCTGTACTCGGTCGAGATGTCTGCTTGGACGGCCATTTTGTTTTTCGGTTAGAGGGGAGGCCACCGGAACTTTCCAGCAGCCTCCCCAATATTAGGTTAACCCTTACGAACTTTCGGTGCTAAGGCTCCCTGTATCCACAGGACGAGCTTGCCTCCTTCGGGAACGGGAGCGGCGTTGAAGCTGGTGCGCTGGAGAGTCGCATCAACTTCGGGACCAGAAACGAGCTTAGACTTGCCGTTCTTGTCCACCGCAACGGTGGTCGCAATCCTCATGGTCTTAACGATTAGGAGGTGATGAGGACTTCGGCCTGAGTCTTGTCGCCAGCGGCAACGCCGAACATGATGTCGTAGGACGCCATGTGAGCGCGAGTGGCGCGAGAGTACCAGACCGACAGCAGGACCGAGAGACCGTTCTGGCTCTCAACGGTGCGCTGCTCGACGAACTCACCAGCGATCATGCCCACCGGCAAACCGGAGGCGATGGCGATAGCGTCACGACCACAGACGAAGCCGGCGGTGTTGGCAATAGCGCCCGTCCAATCGTTCTGCTCCAAGATGGCCTCAAAGCCGAACAGACCGTTGTTCAACGGGCCATAGCGAGCATCAGGGAAGGTGTTCGCAGCGGCGGAGAACTGGAGGCGAGCGAGATGCCCACCGTCCAGCAACAGCAGCTTCTGGCGGTAGTTCTTGGCGAGAGCCAAGATCGCAGGAAGATCGCTAGTGTCGAAGTTGGCAGCGCTGCCGATAGTGGTTCCAGCGCCGTAGTTCGCGGCGGTCATCACAGCGGTGATCTTCTTGGAGATACCGAGCGCGAAGACATCAGCGGAACCGGCAGCGAGATCGGCCAGAGCGTATCCCTGATTCAGCTCCTGAGCCGTAACCGTGAACAGCTTGCTGATCTGGTTGACCGTGACGGAGGTCGCATCAAGCTGCGAGTCATTGCTGGTCTCAAAGTTGGTCGCGTTATCGACCGTAGCAGAAGAGCCAGCCTGAACGAACTTTTTGACCTGCACCGTGGCTCGCGGCCTCAAATTGTCGAGACCAACGTTGCGCGTGAAGTTTCCAACCATCGCCAGCTTGGTCCCCATCTCGGTGATGACCGCATCGGCCAGATAATCGACGACCAGAGCGGGAGCGAAGTTGTTGCCGTTCTGCGGAGCAATCAGCTTGGACTGGCGGATGAGTTCGCTGTGGTTCTCAATCAGCCACTTACGGCGCTCGGCACCAGCCTTCATCTTCCGGTGCTGCTCCAGAAGCGGATTGCCGAGGTTCTCGATGACGGGGCGCACCGGCTCAGGAGCGGGAGCGGCGGCAGGAGCCTTCAAGCTGGCCTCCAAAGCAGAAAGCTTGGCGAGGATGGCGTTGAGGTCCACAGAAGCGGCAGGAGCCGCAGCAGGAGCCGCAGCCGCCACAGGAGTGTTGTCGGACATATGTGTGTCGGTTTGTTGTGTTGGTTGCGGCGTGTTGGTCACGCCATTCTGTCCGCTAGCGTTGGTGCTATCGGGAGAAATCTTTTTGGAGTCGTCAATGGACTCGTCTTCGCCTTCCTCGCGCTCAATCTGAGCATAGAGAGCGCGAAACCAATCGCGGCCAGCAGCACCGCCCCAAAGGTTCGCGGCAACATCGGCAGGAGTGTTTGGCTCGGCTTCAAGAAAACGCTCGTTCCTGCCCCACCAAGCGTTAGCCTTTTGCACCTTCGCTTCGGTGGGAGCTTCGCCAGCAACTAGCGATTCGGCCTCAAGCACAGTCGCCTTCTCAAGACCTTCACCGGCAAGACCTTCGGCGTACTGCTCAAGCCCTCTGCGGAGATTGTTTTTGACCGTCTCTGGAGCCGTCTTGGTGACCGCTCGCGGATGCCACTTTGCAGCCATCGCAAGCTGTTTGATCGGCTTATCCACAAGACCGAAGGCAATCGCTTCTTGGGTCGTGAACCAAGTTTCAGCCTTCATCGCAGCGCGAATCGCTTCGGGAGATTTGCCGGTCTTTTTGGCATACACTCCGACCAAGACTTCAGCGTGTTGGTCGAGCGCGTCGGCCATCTTCCGCATATCTTCCGAAGTGCCCGAAGCCATGCCGGAAGGATCGTGAATCATCATCAGAGCCGCTTCGGCCATCTCGACCCGATCGCCAGCAAGCGCGATGATTGAAGCGATAGAAGCAGCGATTCCAACGACGCGAGTGGTCACCGGAGCGCGACGACCGCGAAGCTGGTTGTAAATGCTCAGACCATCCCAAACGTTGCCGCCGGGAGAGTTGATCTCGACCAAGAGCGGACCATTGCCAACCTCATTGAGAACGTCCGAGAACTGCTTGCCGGACAGACCAGAGCCACCAAACCAGTCTTCGCCAATCTGGTCGAAGATTTGGATGGTCGCAGTCTCACCAGCGGAAGCCGCTGGAGCGTAATACAACCAGTCTGTTTTCTTGGTCAGATTCATTCAGACTTCTTGGCTCTTGGTTTGCGAGTCTTCTTCGCTTTAGCGACGACGGCGGTGTCATCAACAACAACAGAAGTGTCGCCACCTTCCGGAGCTGCAACTGGCTCGGGAGCGTTTTGATTTTCCGAGCTTGTGTCAATAGCGGCAACAGGAATGCTCGGGGCTTTTTCCTTTTGAACGGTGGAAATCTCTGAGACGTCGAGTCCGTATTTGTCTGCCAATTGGCGAACAAACAAAGCTTGCTGCGCTTTGGCCTCTAACGATGAACGCCAATCGAGACCGCGAGATCCGTAGACTTCATCGTATGTAATAATACCGGCCTCAAGCTCTTTGAGTTGAGCAGCGGAATTGCGACCGACATCAACATTGGGGGCGCGAGGAGCGGTGATTGCGACCTCATACCAATCAGACGGAGCATCGTTCAGCGTAGGATCGGTCTTGATCGCGTATTCCATGACGTACTCATAAATACGTCTGGCGGCAGTCGCCATAACGTGATGACGAGACTTGAACCAAACCGCAGACATATCCAGCGCACCGCGATACACCGTTCCCTGCATTGACTCAGGGAAAACAAGAACATACGGAATACCAACACCAGCGCAGACCTTCTCGGTAAGCTGCCGCCAGTACTCCCGCATATTCACGCCGGGACGCTCGGTGGCGAATTGCTGGAACTCGTCTCCGTGTTTGAGAACTTTGACCGCACTTCCGAAGACCTGCTCGTAATAATTCTCAGCGGTGTTTGCTGTGGTCGAAGCAGTACCGGCTCGCAAATTTGAGGCTTGTACCTCACCGGAGACCGTCTTGACGATCTGAGCGACGGAAGCGCCGAGCTTGCAAGCCTCCATCTCAAGCTTCTGGAGGTCGTCGAGATCGTGCAGGTCGTTGATGACGCAGCTTACAAAGGGAATCCCGCGAAGCTGACCAGCGCGATTTGGCTCGTAAATGTGGACGACCGAATCTGAAGGAATGGCTCGGACGTCCACCAGATTTCCCTGCGTCTTCTCGGAACCGACAAAATAGCTTACCGCTCGACCCGTCCGAGGATCAAAGCGGATGCCGTCGAATACGGTCTGGTCAGACTCCATCCCCACCGGAGTCGCTACCGATTGAGCTTCCAGCAGTTGCAATCGCGGTTTGCCGCTCTCGCCTTTGGTTAGCAGAATGAAGCTTTCGCCATCGAAGAACCATCCCCGAGCGGCTTGACCCATCAAAGTACCGAAAGACTGGCGGGAACCGATGTCTGGATACCGACACCAGATGTCGAACCACTTCTTTGCTTTGAGATTCCATGCCGGATCGCTGGATGCGGGTTGGACCGAGAACGACGACCCCACGGTGTAGGACTCAAAGAGGTCTCCAAGCCTGTTGAGGATAGCGTTGTTCTGCTCAAAATACCGGCTCTTTCGGACAATCGCTTGTCGGGTCGAACTGGTGACATCAAACCGAGCCGAAGTGTAAGACGTATCAAGATACGAACGACGCAAGCTCTGTTGCGCTCCTTCGTATTTGTTCTCAGGAGCAGGGAACAGAGCGTCTCGGATTTTTGAGAGGATTCCCATTAGCTCATTCTGACGGTGGCCTCACGCCGGTACTGCGTGAAGTCTCCATAATAACGGGTCGTCGCAATAAGGACTGACCCGAGCATCTTTGCGTAAATCTGGGCATCCGTTGGGCTGGTAATACCATCACCAGACAACAGCGTGACTGCGTAATCGTAGTCACTCAGGAGAGACTC